GACCATATGGGTTTAAGATATCTTCATAGATATTGAAACCCTCGTAAGTAGCTTGAACATAGCTATTGAGATCAATATCCCCTATATTCAGCGCTATAACGTTAATATCACCAATTTGCATTTTTTATCTCTTACTTATTTTTTAGCAGATTCTTTAAGTTATCTGCTGCTTGTTGGGCGTACTTGCTATCTAGAACTCTTATAGATCTATTATACTCGTTTTTGCTATATTCATAATCATAATATGTAATAGGCGTCCAGTAAATTAACTCGCCTTCTGAGATATTATTAGAAACTGCACTCGGAGAAGTAAATGCAGTATTTACTCCGCTTTCTGTGCCATAAATGTAACCAGTTCCTGTCGAATTAGTATAATATGTTCCAGATACATGTTGTAGGTACAATTTACTATTGGCAGAAGCAGCTACTTGGCCATACCCGATATAAGAAGAATTATAAACAATCTTACATCTTTCATCGAGTGTAAAAGAAGTGTTACTCACAGAATAAGAAATTACTTTATTTGTTGTTGCAGATAAATCAAGTTGTTTTCTTTTATATGAAGAAACATTATATCCGTTTCCGTATACAGCTTCCCAATAATTTTGGTTTGCATCAGTTAATGTATTGTATTCAGCAACAGTAATATTTTCTATATTTTCCCAGTTATTTTTATAATATTTAACCTTCTGCTTTGCTGTAGACGCAGAACCATACTTTAATTCTACGAAATCATTGAACTGAGAATCTGTTAAGTACCATCCATAATATGGATCTGTTATTTGATTAGTAATATACAGCAACCAACTTTGATATTGATCTTTGTAGTAACGATAGCTGAATTGATCGGCTCTTTCGTCTGAAGCTATATCATAAGGATAAAAAGCATATGCGCTAGTTGACACAGCATTCGTTAGAACTACACGGCGAGTTATATCGACTACGTAATTATTCGAATATGTTATCTTTGGGAATTTAGAAAAGTATTTCTCAGCCATTTTTATCCTGCTCTTTCAGGATTATTTCTGCCAGAAATAGAAGTATATCTTTCTGGAGTGTTTGGTAATTGTTGATTTTGCATGGATTGTGTTTGATCGTAATAATCTTCTCTATACCAAAGCTGCAGCTCTTTTACTGATATACTAAGTCCAACTACTACTGGTGCACCTGCATCCCCTTTGAAGAATGCCGGACCAGCAACAGGTGTATGGTCTACAGAAATATTCGTTATTACGCATGGTTTCATTTTCATACCACCATTCAAATCATTTGGAGAAAATTTGATCATAGCAATAGCAGGATATTTAAGAAAAAGACCACCTGTAGCTTTTGCTGGAGTCGCTGCTCTTTTTAATAGTGTTATCATACTGGCGATAGTCGCAGATTCAGTTCTAGTTCTTGGTGCTAGCGTCCATTGAAATCCAAATTCTCTAAAATTCTGATGTTGAAAAGTTTGGAAAAATAAAGGATTTAATGCATAGCCAGAAAGCACTTCACCAGCTTGTAAAATTGGACCGCCAAAATTAATAATATTGTTTAACTTGTTTGCCGCGACTTTGTCTAAATTATTATTAAATGAAAAATTTTGTAATAGTGAAGATGCTACGGCACTTACACTATCTTGCCCCCAAGAAAAAGAAACACTATCATTTATTCTCATTGGTATAGGAAGTGTCATACGTCCCAGTCTTTCACCTCGAGTTGTTTGACCTTCAAATCCATTTTGATAAATACCAATACTTTCACTAATAAGAGAACCACCAGCTAGTGCACCCAGAGAACCAGAAGAATATTCGAAAAAATCAATTACTGTATAATAATTTCTATTATCTGCGATTAGATCATTTGGAAACTTAAAGAAGTCGAAGCTTCTTCTTGGTTGTGTTGGAAAATTTGGTCTAAACAATAAAGATTCAAACATGATCTGCCTTTTGGATAAATATATTACTATTATTTATGATGAAATGAAAAATGGCCATTACTAAAGGTTTCTTCAAACCAAAAAATCCACAGAAATACAAAGGCGACCCAACCAACATTGTTTATCGATCTGGATGGGAGCTGAAGCTCATGCTTTATTTAGACAAACACGAGGAAGTTATTAGTTGGGCTTCTGAAGAGGTTATTATTCCGTATAGATCACCAATAGATAACAGAATACATCGATACTATCCTGATTTTATTGTAACTAAAATAAATAAAGAAGGAAAGAAAGAAACTGCATTGATCGAAGTTAAGCCATTCAAACAAACGTTGCCACCGAAGAGACAACCCAACATTACACGAAAGTATTTGACTGAGGTAAAGAATTGGGGCGTGAACGAAGCAAAGTGGAATGCTGCTAAATCATATTGTTTAGATAGAGGATGGACTTTTCACATCTTTACAGAAAAGGAACTAGGAATTAAATGATCGACGAAGAAAACGATTTCAGTTCTAATCTAAGAAGAACTGCTAACGAAATTGCTGCAGCAGTGAAAGATGCAACCAATTGGTTGAAAGACACTATATCTGGCAGAAACAAAAAAGATGCAAATGAAGTATTCACTAAGGATGCTGCGCCAGAAATTGGTCAAATGTACATGTTTGTATATGATCCGAAGTATAAAGCTAAACTTCCGTTCTATGATCAATACCCTTTAGTGTTTCCATTGAGTTTCGATAAAGGTGGATTTCTTGCTATCAACCTACATTATTTACCACCACAAGCTCGAGCTTCTCTTATGAATGCATTAATGAAGTTCGCGAACAATGATAAATACAATGAAACTACTAAATTGAACATATCGTATAATATATTAAAGGAATATTCATCTCGCCTTGGTGGTGTTGAAAATTGTGTGAAAAGATATCTATTTGGTCATGTTAGAAGCGCATTCCATCAAGTCGATCCATCGGATTGGGCTAAAGTTGTTGTTCTTCCGCTACAAAGATGGGTAGTAAACCCTAATAGAAAATACTCTGGTTCTCCACCATACTAAAGGTTTAAAATGCCGTTTAATATCAATGCATTTAAGTTCGAGATAGATACCTATGGTTATCTGAAAATAAACGCCTTCGAGGTATTTGTTTTCACACCACCAGTATTGAAAGATTTCGAAATCAGTAATGCCGGAACGCCGTTTTCCCTATTCAGTATCAATAGACATTTAAAAATGAGAGTTGAACAGGTATCAATACCTGGTATGTCCCTACAATCCACAGATGTTAGAAGATATGGCGTAGGAACCGTACAAAAAATGCCTGTTGGAGCGCAAACTTATGGTGATGTAACGTTGTCTATTCTTCTCGATGGGTTTGGAGAAATTTATGAGTTCTGGGACCAATGGATAAGGAAAATATATGAGTATAATGGCGTTTCTTCCAGCTCTATTGGAAGTGTTGGTAATGCATTTCCAGGATATGTTTCCGAATACAAAGACCAATTCTCAACGGATATTCAAATTGTAGTATACGACCATTTTGGTAATACTATTCAGAAAATTAATTTGAAAGAAGCTTTCCCTAGCTCTATGAAAGACATTTCGCTGGCTTGGGGAAGTGAAGGACTAATGCGTTTACAAGTTGGAATATCTTACACTGAACACACAATAGAAAATGTTTCTCCTTTGGCGCTATTCGCGCAACAAGGTATAAATTTCGCAGTCTCACGAATAAACAGAGCTATAACATCTTAATTATGGAGTTATTTTATGTCAGAATTGCCTAAAATTGAGTTCCCTATACATAATATCACAATACCATCTTTGAAAAAGAGCGCCAAATTCAGACCATTTCTTGTAAAAGAAGAAAAGCTACTTTTGATGGCAAAAGAAAGTCAAAATCAGTCAGATATTCTGGTTGCGATAAAGCAAATTATCAATAATTGCATACTAGACACCAAAATAGACATCAACAGACTGGCGCTTTATGATATAGAATATGTTTTCTTGAAACTAAGGGCTGTTTCAGTAGATAATATCGTTAAGGTAGCGTATAAGGACACAGAAGATAATAAAATTTATGAATTTGAAGTAGATTTAAATGAAATAGAAATTATTTCCCCTGAAAACGCTAATAACAATATCAAAATTACAGAAAACGCTGGTATTATCATGAGATATCCTCCAGCTTCTCTGTATGATGATGAAGAGTTTCTAAAGCTAGACAAAGATTATATGTTCGAGCTTATTGTCCGATGCGTAGATAAAGTATATCTTGGCGAAGAAGTCTATGATGCTAAACAGTACAAAAAGAAGCAACTAGATGATTTTCTGGACAATTTAGATATTAAGACTTTTGAAAATATACAAAAGTTTCTATTGAATTCACCAAAGATTGAACATGTAATAAAATACAAAAACAATTTAGGTAATGATAGGGAAATTGTACTCAGTTCTTTGAACGATTTTTTTACCTGGCGCTGAACCATAATAGTTTGCAAAGTTATTACACAACAGTTTTTGCTTTGGTTCAGCATCATAAATATTCTATCACTGAGATCAATAATTTAATACCATTTGAAAGAGATATTTTCGTTGATATGTTAGCCAGTCATCTTAAAGAAGTAGAAGAAACTAAACAGAGAATGAAACAATAAAATGGCAATAGAAGAAGAAATTTTATCAGAAATATCTAGAAGCGTAGCTAGAGTTAGCGATTCTTCTGAGTCATTTCGCACAACAGCTAGCCAACAAAATAATAATATCCAAAAAATAGTAAAAGACATATCTGCAATGTTCAGAGCACAATCTGCCAGTGCTGGTGATATGGCTTCTTCTATTGACGAATTACAAAACCAAATGGCACAGACTAATGATAAGACAGACGCTGTTGCATCTAGATTAAATGAAACTATTAACATACAAAGTTCTATGCTTGGCGAGTTAAAAGGATTAAACCAAGGAATTAACAATTTATCTAATATGATAATGATGATGATGCAAAATGGTGGTGGAGGAGGATTCGGCGGCGGAGGAGGTGGCGGTGGGGGCGGGGGCGGAGGTGGTAATAGAATTGCTGCATTATTAAAAGTTCTAGGATTCGCTGGTGTTGGATTGGCTGGCGCTGCAGCGGTCAATGGCGCAACAGCTAGTGAGAATAACCAAACTGGTAATAATCAGAATGGCAATAACCAAACTGGTAATAATCAGAATGGCAATAACCAAACTGGTAATAATCAGAATGGCAGTGCACGACCACAAGAAGGTGTTACTGCAGGAATACTAGCAGCAATTAAACAAAAAGAAACTGGTGGTGAAGCCTCTCCCTACACTGCGATAGCGCGAGGAGCGGACAATAAACCACTTCCGCTTGGACCTGGGACTGGTACCGGAGCTTATCAATTTATTCCTGCTACTTGGAAAGAATCTGCCGCTGCTGCTAATATCGATGTATCTCAATACCCACAAGCAAAAGACGCTCCTGCAGAACTACAAGATAAAGTTGCAAAAGCAAGAGCAGAGTATCTTTTGGAAAAGTCTGGTGGAGATATTAGTATGGTTCCTGCAAAATGGAACGGCGGCGCTAGCACCACAGCTGAAAATATGTCTCCAAAAGTAAAAGCATATCAACAAGATGTAATGGCTAATTACCAACAACAAACAGCACAACAACCAACACCAAATTCTTCCCCAGGCGCATCTAACGATTACGCTAAATTTTTAATGGATCGAGCTGGTCGTAATGTTAATGCTGAAAGGTTAAATGCAAGTTTTGCTAGCAAATTAATGAAAGCTATTCAAGAAGCCGAACAAGTAACTGGTGAAAAAGTTCAAATAACTTCTGGGTTTAGATCAGCAGAGGAACAAGCACAGCAGTATGCAAACTTCCTTGGAAAAACTTATACTTATAATGGTAACCCATATTATCCAAACCCAAATGAACATCCAAAAATGGCTGCAAAACCAGGTCATTCCGCGCATGAAACAGGCAATGCGGTAGATATACAAAGCGGAGCAGCTAGAGATTATATTATGAAAAATGCAGGTAGGTTTGGATTGCAAAATTTAGCAGGTGATCCTGTGCATATTTCTGATATAAAAGAAAA